TTAATGGTCTAGTAGAAACAGTATCAACAACTGTAGCTTGAAATGCCTGATTCAGTATGACTTGTCCTGCATCTGATTCTACACTAATCTCACCAACAAAACAATTACCATTTGTGTCGCAACTTGGTAATAAAATAATTGTAGATGAACCTATCTCATCTATGGTCATTGTGAAGTCTGTACCACGAACACCAATCGTTGCTGTAGGTGTTGTTATCTTTACATTTTGTTTTGAGTTTTTTGCAATCTGACCAGAAGCATATCTTACTGTGCCTAATTTTGCTGAAAGTGAAAGTTTACCTGTGTTAGTATTTGGATCATAAACAAATTCATCAATAATTAATTTACTATGCTGAGTTACATCAACCCTAGTATCATCTATAAATTCAATGCCAACTTTACCGTTGCCTGTTTTAACTGTGTCGTATGAAAATATTTCTAAGTTCTTCTCTACTGCAATACCCTTGTCGCCATCTTTTCTATCAATGTTAGCATTACCTTCATGTAGGGCAACCTCACCAATATTAGCTGAGGTGCCACTACATTTAAACAATATAAAAAGAAATAATATAAAGATAAACCACTTGGGTATGTACATTTTAATCTCTTTGGATTATATCAATATTGTGATTGTCTCCTGAAGTTGTTAGAGTAATCATATTGTCATAGATACCTGATTGTGTGATATCTACGTCAGCAATTGAACCTGTATGTGTGTGTATGTAGGTATGACCTGCACTATCACCATCTCCGTCTATATCAACTAAGAAATTATTTGTATCACCATTTACTGATAAAGTAAAGATAACACTAGTACCATCAACTGTTCCTGCAATTGTATTCGAATCACTACCAGAAGCACCTGTTATTGAAACATTGGCGCCTGTAGCGTCTGCTGTTTCACCAACATCAATATCTAGGTCGTTTGAAGAACCTACCCAAACAATTGAAGCAGTTACAGTAGCACATGAGCTGACTGTTCCACCACTATCACAATTGAAGTCTATGTTGTTACTATTACCAGTTGTACTAAATGTACCTGTATATGTTGCACCATTGATATCAAAAGTCAATACGTTTGAATCGCCAACTTGGTCGATATTGAAATTTGATGTTGCACCTGTAACCGTAGAGGCTGTAGTGCTGTTACCAATTGTGTTGTTTTGTCCGTCTTGTAATACATCTAAAGTTAATGTTGCTCCAGATTGTGTTACATAAATATCATTTGCCATTACTGGCGCCGAAATTATCATCAAAAACATAACTAATTTAGTTATTGTTTTCATATCTTATTTTTTCTACTCCCTTAATTTTCCAAAATTCTTTATTCACGCCCTCGTATACCATTTGTAAGACAGCGTGTTCTATTGTAGTTCTTATAGCATAACTAACTGGTTCGTTTGTAGCCGCACCAGTTTCTATTTCTAAAGCCTTTGTACCCATATCTAAAAATCTGAATACATCACCGCCTGTTTTATGACTTGCGATTGTCTTTGTTGCGTGGACTGTAAGTAGTATTTCTCCAGTCTGTACTGAAACAAGTCTAAGCGAAACTGTAACTTGATCTGTTCTATATGTTTCGTTTACACCTATGCCAAAATATCTTGCACCTGCACCACCACTCATAACATTACTATCATAACCAACAATACCACCTTCTATTAGTAGACCTGCAAACAATAATGGTTTTAAGGTATTCGTTGCTTGTGTTTCACCATCATATAATTCTCTTGTACTTCTAATTAATTGTCTTTCTTTAACTAGATTACTTAAACTTTTTCTTTCTACTACTTTAAAAAAATTACCATTACTAACTTCTTTTAATGCATTGATAACCCACACATCAGGTCCTTGAGTTACAGCAGTTGATAACTGTGAAAAATTAGGACTAGGTTTTCTTTGACCTGTTTGGTCTGTGAACTCATAAACTGCAATTGTAATTACAGGTTGATTATCTAAATCTGGAATCTCTTGTAATTTTTTTGTAGTAGTAGTGCCCTCTATATACGGCTCTGAAACATTTGTATATTGACTATTGTTTCCTGTTGAAGCACAACCTGTTAAAAGGCATAGTAATCCTATTATTTTCAATGACGTATAAATGTCCATAATATTTCCTAAAAATTAAAGTCGCCTAAAGGCACCGACATTGTGGTAACATTACCATTTGGGTCAGTTATTGTTAATGTAATTATTTCAGTTGATGTATCTTTCACCCAATAAATTGTAGAACCTTCTACTTCAGCAGTACCAGATGTAGGACAAGTGCCCGTACAGGATTCGCCAAACATATTATCAACTAACTGCTTTGATAAGTTAGCATAAATTCTACTCTCTACATTTTTAATAAACTTATTAATTGTAGTATTGTTCTCTGCTCTTTCGGTTGCAGCTGCCGCTGACTTAGCTTCATCTTTTACATCTTTTGATCTATTGTGTTGTAATTGTTCAATAGACAAAACATGACTAGAATATCCACTTCCACTAAAAGATGGATTACTAAAGTTATGCACTAGTTCGCTTGCTGTAAGAGTGTTAGGACCCACCAATAACACATAAAAAAATGATACTAACACTATATTTAATAGTGTTTTCATGCTTATATTTATATAAAATAAGTAATAGAGACAAACAATATGATGTAATGTATCATCTGGTCTGTCCATATTGAGTTCCAAAACATAGTGTTGTTTTTTACTTGTAGATAATTAGCATTGATTCTTGATGTTATCCAGTCTTGTATCCAATGTAAGATTGCCATAAGTAACACCCACCCTAGTATATTATAGAATACAACAATAAAGGGAATACTATATGCCCCTACATGAGCAGATAACCAATAAGTTGATTTACTCTTTTGTGTTGCCATCTTTTCGGTTTGAAGAAGGCCGTCTCCTATCCAGTGGCAAATTATTATCTTTAATATTATCGCTATTTCCATGCTGTTTCTCCTTTTCATTTTCTTGCATTTCAAGTACGGTGTTTAGTTTTGACCTTAGTCTAATCAGGTCATTGTCGAGCATTCTGATTCTATCAATGAGACCTATAAGTACACCACTTGCTTCACCTAATTTTACTTTGACTTCGGTTGTTATGAAAGTGTAAATGAAGTAAATGAACCATCCCATAGCTGCGGCTGCAACTGTGGCAAAGCCATACTTGTCTATGATTTCTACAATGTCCATTAGTCCTTTCTAGCGTCTATTTTCCCATCTGCCCTAGAAATTCTATCTTCATCTGGTCGAAGTTTTAAGGCGTGAGATATCAGCAAATCTAATTTAATCATGTCATTGTTCATTGTTTTAATTCTATTATCTAATCCCATAATGATACCGTGCATACCTTGTACTTGACCAACTACTGATCCTAATATGTATTTTAGAATAATATAAATGAAAAGACCCATAATAGACGATGCTGCTACAGGTACACCAAATTCAATAACTAATTTAAAAAATAAGTCCATACTCCTATTTATGCATAAAAAAAGGGGCGTCAAGCGCCCCTAAATTCTTCTATATCTTAGTTAAGTTATTTTTTAGTATATATTGAGTATAAAACCCAAACAGCAACTAAACCAACTAACCCTTGAGCACTAAACCCAGCGATAATTGATTGAACATTTGCTATTACACTAATGTCTGGCCAAAACGGTACGTTTTGTCCGCTAAATAATACTTCAAGCACGATGCCTAGAGCGATAAGTGAAACACCTACGTCTGCTAGTGCTGCTGACCATGACTTTATCTTAGTAATAATTTCCATATAAACTCCTCGTTTAATTTGATATCTCAAAGTTCTTTCATAATATAATAGTAATATTTATATAAAAAGGGGTTAGAACAGAATATCCTAACCCCAATATAGAGAAAACAGGTGGAGAGATTACTCGTCCTCTTCCGCTAGTTTAGAAAAATAAGATAGCGTTTCATCGCCATCATCATCATTCACAACTTCTGGAGTCGGTGTATCTACTGTTTCTGCTACAACATCTGGTTTACTATAAGTTGTTGACGGTGGGATTGCAACATCTTCAGCAGTACCAGTGTTTCTAACACCACTTAAAACTTTATCAAGTTTTGCTTTAAGCTCATCATAAGATTTAAAGTTTTCAGGTGCCAGAAAAGGTTTTAACGCATACTGTTTATTCCAAATTTCTTCAATCGCCTCATCATTATCTTTGATTGCTGATGGACTATCAAATTCAGATTTGTCATAATTCCAGTAACCATCAACTTTTCTGATTTTCAGTTTGAAGTTTGCACCTTCCCAGAAATCAAATGGGTTGATAGGTTTCTCATCTTCAAATTCAGGTTTCATCGCTTCAGTAATCTTATCAAAGATTTTCTTACCAAACTTAAATAGTTTGATTTGACCTTCATTCTCAGGATGTTTTGCGTCATTAATAATTAGAACATTTGCAACATAAGATAATTTTCTTTTTCTTTTTCTTGCAATCTCTTTATCGGCATCTACGCCAGAGTTCCAGAGTAAACTGTTTGATTCACTTACTGGATCTTTTTTGTTCATAGTTGTTAAACTATTTTCAATGTACCACCCGCCTGGTCCTTGAAATGCATGGGACCATAATCTTGCCCATGGTAAATCTTCGTCTTTAACTGCTGGTAAAAATCTAAAAACAGCATAACCATTACCTGATTTATCTAGTTCTGGTTTCCAGAATCTATCATCAGCATATGAGTTTGATTGTTTTTGAGGTTCGGCAACTTTATTTAGTTCGCCTATGAGTGTGTCTAAATTAGACTTTGACCTTTTTAAGGCCGCAATACTTGTATTCATATTTGTATCTCCTTGTATGATTGTATTTGTATTTTTATCTTATCCACTTTGTATATAATATATGTTTATATTTATATGCGAAATAGGTGGGACTATGGAATACCCACAAGTAACAGACCGGATTCCATTTCCTATTCTGTTACAACCTACTCTCACCTGTCGGCGATTTGACACCCCTTGTTTTCCAAGTTATGCCTGGGTACAACCCCTGAGCAGTCAAGTTCGAGCCTCTGGTAAAACCCTCTTCCTTGCACTATAAAAAGAAGTTTATAATTCTTCTTTTGCATATATCTTATTATAACAGATTTGAAGCATAATGTCAAGCATCTTCCCCAAATTTATTATATTTTTCTGACACTACCGATCTCAACTCTGGTTCTTCTTTTACCGATTTACCGATATCAAGTGTTAGTAAATCTTCATCTAAACCATAATTAATTATTGATGTATTATCTTTTTCGGCAAGTTGTTTCTCTAGTTCTCGAATCTTATCTTCGGCAACTTCCAATAGATGTTTTAACTTACCAATCTCTATGTTAGCATCCATTACTGTATGTTCTGCTGTATATCTTCCTGCCTGATCCATAATTACACCAATGTTAGTATTTGATTTCTTAATCGTATTGCTCTATCACCTACTTGGGTTGCCCATCTAGAATCCATCATTTCTTCTGCTGCTCTTGTCCAATCACGATCATTTACACCAGCAATAAAATTCTTGAATTTAGATAGACGTGGTCGCCCCATGTTGAATGCCATGTTTACGATTACTTGTTGAGCAACATCTGGTAAATCATCTAAATCTGGAAATAATATTTTTGCTTCACTTACAAATTTAGCAACATCAGTTTCAAATATTTCGTTTACTCTATCTTCGCTTATTTCTGTTCCGTCAGGCTTACCATGCTCTGGGTCATTTTCTGTAATTAAATGTCCAATGCCAAATGTGGGATAACCAAGATGGTCTTTATATATCTCATATTTTACACCCTCATCAATTTTTAATTGTTCTCTTAATGCTTCAATGTTCATTTGTTCTCCTTTGGTTTAACCATTATTTTAGGTAGTATATCACAATTATATGATAGTGTTCTTCTTACTTGATCCGTGCCACTAAATGGATAAACAGTATGTACCAGTGTATATGGAAATATAAAGAAATCACCAACTTTAGGACTTAACCTAATCTGTGATATTGCTAGTGAATGCTGTTGACCACCTATAAATTCTAGATGTCCGTTTGATGGAGTTTTAGGATTGATTATTTCTTCACCATATGTATCAGGTGTTTTTAAAAATAATACAGATGAAAGACCTACTAAACTATTTTTACTTGAATGAAAGTGAGCAGGATTATATTCACCTGCAAACATATCATTTATCCAAGCGTTATCTAAAACTGGTTGATGTGTTTGTTGTAATACTAAACCTGCTCTTTTCATGTATTCTTGAAAACACATTTGAAAGGTACCTTTTATACTATCATCTAATAAATGATTGACTAATTTTTCTTTCTTAATTTTACCTGCAAGTTGAGTGGTCCAATCTACTGTTGTTTCTTCTTTTTCATCAAATACATTATTAATCTCGTCAATAAATGTTTTAGGCATTTCTAACTTTAGGATTATTTCTCCTAATGTATGTACTTGTACTTTTACATCTTCACTCATTATATCTCCTTCAATTTATCTCTTAAACTCTTTTTGTATTTTGTAACATTATATCTAAGAAATGGTTTGTATCTTATCATTCTATCATACAACTTAGGCCACAGTACCTTCTCACTTATATTTTTATTTAGTTGTTTAGAAAAAGATAATATATCATCTAATATTATAAATGTTTCAAAGTTTATTCTCTTAGATAAAAACATCTTTAGTATAGGTGGATGTTGCCCATTTTTGGATGTAAATATATCATCAAACTCTATATTTTGTTCTAACATATATTCAAGGTCTTGTTCATAATAATAAAATAATGCTTCTAATTTTTTTGACCATTCTTTATAATGATCATCACCAGACTTGCCA